TGGTTTGCCAAGTTCTGGGTTCTTCGCCAATTCATCCGTAGATACCATCGCTGCATCTGACTTAGAAATAACTGGGTATTTACCGGATGCAGAGTTGACTTTCACAACATTAATCAATGCTGCCAAGTCTACAGTGCTTTTCTTCTTGTCGTGTGGAGCCAATACCTCAACTGGTACCAAGGCGCCACCGTCTACTTTTGTAACACCTTGTTTAAATTCTGCTTCACGGATGTATCCAGCCAGTGCTTCGCGTTTTTCATTGTTTTGCATTTTCTCACGTTTCCCTTCTTCTGGTTTTGGTTGTTTTGCGTTGATTTCACGGATTTCCGACTCGATTCGTTCCATCTCTTCTTTGATGGTCCGAACTTCTAATTGCTTAGCTTCTAACTCGCGTTGCGCTGCTTCGATTGACTCATCTAGTTTGTTGAGCTCTTCATCGGTCTCAACTGAATCAACTTGAGATAATAGTTCTGCTGATCGTGCTGATAATTTTTGTTCAGCCTCTTCAGCAGTAACTAATGCTTTGGCTTTCATCCGTAATTTTGCGTCTAAAATTAATTGTTTATTCATGCGAATATTTCTCCTTTACCTTTTGTTTTTTAAGCTCTAAGGCTCTTTTCTTTGACTGTTCCCAGTCTTGTCGTCTTGCTGCAATCTCTGTTTGTGGATATGCAGGGAATGTACAAGGACTAACCTCATACAATTCGATGTCTGTTAAGGTCTCTAATGTTGCGCCGTGAGCTAGTTCTTTGAATTCAGAATCGCGCAAGAAGAAGCCAAAGCTACATCCGACAACATCTCCACGCTTAACTCTTGCATAAGCGCCCATTGCTTGAGGGTCATCTTTATTAATTCGGATATCACCTCTTAGACCTTTGGCATCCACGGTCAGAGTCAATGTGCTGTTACCTGTCCGACCTAACACAAGTGATGTGTCATGATTAAACAATGCTCTAACATCTTGTGTGCTTAGGTTGGCTAGCGCACGAGGACTAACCTGTTCCAGATATCCTGGCCACAGTTCAGTTGGAGAATCGAAGATAATAAAATAGCCAGATAAGATAAGCTCATCTGACTCTTGCGATTCTCTTGTTTCAAATTGCGTCGTAATAAATGACTGCCGTTGTTGTTCCATTTAGTCACCCCCTTCCAATTTTTTCTGGTCTCCCAATTTGTCCTGTGGCAGATAGTTTTCTAAGATGATTAGTTCATCCATTTCTTCATCAGGTGGCAGACCGACCCAATCACGCAACTCGTTTCTTCTCATAGCATTTAGTTGGACCATTTGGCCACCTGCTGTGACCAGGTCATTAATGCTATAAGCGTAGAGCGAACGTGGATTGAGTTTGAAATAACGCGACTCACTGACAAGGATATCTCGTGTCAGAGTCTGTGCGATTGTATTGGCCATGGACATGACCTTGGTGTTGACCCAGTTATTGAACTCATCTTTGTTGAACTCGCCAACACCAAGAAAGAATGCCGGAACACCCAAGACTCCTGCAAGAGTCTTCTTGTCAATCTCGACCGATTCATTGATTGCAATGTCCTTGAGGGTCAATGGCTTGACCTGTTCAACAGATAGTGTGTTGCCAGGAATAACCATCGGGTCCCCAGCATTGCGGTTGGTCATGTACTTCTTGATGATTCGCTCTCGGCCTTGCTCGCTTGCGAGCTCCTCTACATCTGCATCAACCGCAATGATAAGGCTAGGCATGTTGCGTTCTTTCATAAAGCCGCGCTTGGTGCGAGTGGCTTGCTGTAGATTCTGAACGATGTCACGAAGTTGGATGCGGTACCCTGTCCCCCAGAATAAGTAGTCTGGGTCCGGATTTATTACGAAGTGAATGACCTCATCTGGATTGTAGGTTTTACCACCGTAGTGAATTAAATAGCTATCGTCAGTTAACGAATAGCTGACGCCTGCCATAGGGAATGGCATCAAATCTTTGATTAATCCGGTCTCTAAATCAAATGACATATGGACAACAGAGTTACCTTTACCATCTAGCATTAAGTCTCGGACAATCTTATAAAGCCAGCTCTTTCTCGTCATGTTCCGGCATGGCTCGATATCTAGCTTGCGAGATAAGCCATCTCTTACTCTGACATCACCTTTCTCGGTATTTTCCCATAACTGAATAGTCATGTTAGATACCATATCGGCAACGCGGTCGACGGCCGTAATGACGTCTGGGTGTTTATTTAGTGGGATATAGTCGTCACTTTCAAGCTGAGCTAGCATGTCTTGCGTTGACATTAATCTAACGCTTGGCTTGCCGTCTGGCTTAGAGCGTCTGAATAAATCTAATAGTCCCATTCATTTCCTCCTTCCTATTTGAAGAACGACATAGCGTTCTGTGTTTTGTCACCGTCCTCCAGCATCTGCACGGTAGCGAATACGGATGCATCGAAAAGGTCGATACGCATATTCTGCTCTACCTTTTCGTACTGGATCATGTCATCGGTCTTTTCGATGGCACGGACGTTTTGGACACAATACTCATAGGCTTCTGAATGGCAGTAGTACAACTGCTTGTTCTTAGCCTGCATTTCGATACGGCGGAAGCCTTCGGACTTTTTGTAGAAGTATTGCGGTTGGTCAATCATCTTAAAGCCGGCCTTCTTCATCTTCTTGAAGACAGTTTTTTAAAGTTTTAAAATCTAAATTGTATCTTTTTAAATCTGAAATTAAACTTGATTTTTTATATGAGCCAAATAGATATCTTTTTTCTATGGCATATTTCTCATAGTATTCTTTTAATTCCTTAGATATTTCAGCACTTATTTCATAAGTAACTATCTTAGAATTTCTAAAAACTATAATTTTTTCAAAATTATATTTAAGCAAATCTTTAATTTCAATTTCAAAGATATTAATAAGACTTATCTTAGCTTCTGCTATCATTCTTGAAATTAGCTTCAATCTAACTTCATTAAAATTATCTGAGAGAGAGTTTATATAAGCTTCGTATTCATTTTTTTTAAATACTTCTGTCCTATTCTCTTTAGATACTTTATCATTTGTTTTTTTTGTAAGTTTGTATTCAAAAATTTTATCTATATATCTATTTTTTAAAAGAAATTTATAAAAGTTTCTAATTGTACTATATTTTCTTTTAAAACTAGCCACACTATATTTATCTTCTATTTCTTTAAAATATTCAATAAACAAGTCCTCATTTGAATTAAATATATCTTTTTCTTTATTCTCTAAAAAAGAAAGATATTCATTTATATCCAACTTATAGGCTTCTACACTAGATTGTAATAGATTTTTTTTAATTACTAAATTTTCTATATATTTTTCTAAAATATCCACATTAGCCCTCATTTAACATTTTATTAGCAATTTCTAAAACTTCATCATTTATCTTTTCACCCACTAACATTCTTCCAATTTCTTTTATTCTTTCTTCAGCAGACAATTTTTTAACTCTACTGATAGTTTTAGAATTTTCAACATATTTTTCTATATAAAATTGTTGAGATGCCTTAGAAGCTATCACTGGTGAGTGAGTAATTGAAATAATTTGAGTATTTTCTTTGAAATTCCGAATTTTCAAAATCAGAGCCTTTTACAAAAGGACAATCACCACTATGATTATCCTGTAAAAATTTCAAGAAATTATCGACCTCTTCCTCACTTACTTTCCCCTTTTGAGCTAATTGAATGAAATGAAGTAGCTTTTCTATAAGTTGCTTTACAATCTTTTTATATCTATTAGAAATAAATGCATAATAAGCAACACCACCAACAGCTAGAATAGTTGCACCAATAGTAGTTACTAACACATACTTATTTTTTGCAAGGCCTTTAACGACCTGTTGAGCTGGTTCTCCTACCTTTACTTCTTTTAGATGCTTTACTATATGGCCAGACGAATTTCTGATTATCGAACCATAACGTTTATAAATTCCAGAGTCTAATCCTTTCTGAATATTTAATGGAATTTCTATTGTAACTTGATTTAATGACATAATTAAAACTTACCTCTTAATTCTATCGATCTAGTTTATTCAAAAATAAAATCAGCAATTCGTTTTGCAGCTTTTTCAGTTGCCAATTCAATGTCAGCTTTAGTCCAAGTGTCATTTACATAATTAACAAGAGATTTAGCTATTGGGAACTTACTACCTATATAGCCATGACCACTTGTGATTGTATTCTCTCTTTTTGTTCTAAACCAAGCATCTCCAATTCCACGATTAATTTCGGATTCAAGGAGAATCTTATTACCAAGCTTCTCAGCATAATCCCTGAATTCTTCCTGGCTTTCTAATCCAGCATCTGACATAATATTTTCTCGATTTAAACCACTTTGTGGCATAATATGTTCAATATCAATATTTCCATCTAAATTAAAGTCAATACCTTTTTCCAATGCAAATAGGAATTCATTTACATATAGAATCGAATTTGAAACACCACTTTCAGTCAAAGTTTGTTTAACATCTTCATAAATAAAATTGTTATGAATATGGTTTCTTATTTTTGAAATAAGTTCGTCTATTGAAATTGAATCGACTTGACTATACAACAAATTTATTTCTTCTAAGAAGCCTTTAAAAAGTTTATGGCTATACGAGAGTTCGGATAATTCAATTAAAACTCCAAGTCTAAGTAAGTATTCCAGATATGTGTTGTCTTGTCTGAAAAATAGATAACTACTAACAAAAGGTCTTAAATTACCGTTTAATTTGTTTATCAATTGACCATTGATAGTATCAGATACTCGTTCAAAATTGTTTATGATTGTATTTTGATCAGAAGTAAACAGAATATCTTCATTCAATAGATGCTTATTTTTTGAGAAAAAGGCTCTTATACCAGGATTTCTTCGATCTGCACTGTTTTGTTCTGAAAGTTTTACGAAAATATAATGAGTAATTAACGCATTCAAATCTAATCTAGATGAATCGGTACGTTGTACAATCTCTTGCCAATTTTTTTCGAAGTTCTTCCTATCTGATGCATTTGCAGTGGTCTTAGATACGATTACTTCAATTGGGGTCAATGGGACACCAGTCCCATTTAAAGAATTTGTATATGCTCCTTGATAGATTTCAACCTCATTCTTCCTTACAAAATCAATAACTTTACTGGGAGATAAATCAATAGGAAATTGGGCGTTTATGAAAACTCTTGCTGAGTAAGTTTAAAATGAAGGTAAAAAGGAGCTCATGGAGCTCCTTTTAGAATGTAAGCAAGTAGATAAGATGAGAAACTGTTAGAGACTATTGATTTCTTGGCTCCAATTTTTTAAAAAAAACCTTCTGGGAAAGCAGTTTGTAGATTGCTTCCTAGGGGGTCTTTTGATGGTTAAGGGAATCTTGTTGTTCCTTGATATAGGCCAGTTTTTCTTCCCGTGTTTTTTTCTTAAAGAGAGCCTCAGCAGACATGGCTGCCCTTTTATCAGGAAAGTCCTCTTGGTAGAGAAGGGTAACAGGAAGTCTAGGGCGAGTGTATTTAGCTCCTTTTCCAGCATTGTGGGTCTTGAGACGGCGGTCGATATCCGTTGTATAGCCAGTGTAAAGAGTCCCATCTGAACATTGAACGACATACATATAAGCCTTACTTTCCATAGTAAATCTCGTGAATTTCAGGAGTGTAGCTTCCATCCTCTTC